CGACCAAAGGAGGCCGCTGGCTTGCCCACGAACGGGGCGCCCACGAAAGAACGGAGCGACCCAGGCCGGCGCCTGCGTCGGCGGCGGATAACGTGGCCGGTCCTATCCGCGTCAATGGTCCCGGCCGGGAGGCGCTCCGACGTGAGATCGAGGGCCAGATCAACAAACGGCCGGCGGACCGGCGTCTCGGATTCTGAGAGCAAACGAAATGGGCGATGAATCGGACGAAGTCCCGCTTCGGGACCACTTCGACGCAAGGTTAGCCGACCTCGAAAAGCTGGTCGCGACCAACTTCAAAGCTCATGAACGCGAGCATGAGCTGATGGAAGTGGTGCGGCTGGCGGATAAACTGGCGCTAGAGAAGCACCTTGGGTGGCTGAACGAGATGAGGGGCGCGCTGAAGGACGAGCGTGCCGAACGGGAGCGAACGTTCTCGCGGGTCGAGCACGAAGCCTACGCCAAAGGCGTGGAAATCGATCTGCGAGTGCTGCGGGAATCGCGCGCGGAGATGCAAGGGAAAGCGAACCAAAGCAATTTGAATGTGACTTTTTTTATTGCGGTGGTCGGATGTATCGTCGCGGCGGTGGATATGGTTCTGAGGATCTTCGGGAAATGAGAAAAACCGGCGACCAGCCAGTTGCGAGCTGGCCGGCCGCCGAGGATCGTCCGATAGAGTTTACATGACAGAACAAGAGCAATGGCGCGCGGTTGTTGATCCGGAGGTGGTGGTGGAGGTCGATGCAGCAGAGGCGTCCGTTGCCCGTGCGTCCGAATCCCGTTTCTCTTTGAAGCGCCTGGCCGAGTGGCTCGGGACGCACCATGGAAAGTAATTGGCTGCCCCAAGGCGCCCGTGCACGTATCCCGGCTGCGCGGCGTTGGTGGAGTCTGGTAGGTGTGAGCAGCATGGGTATGGACAGGATCGCGCGAAGACGACCGAGCGAGGATATGACGGTGCCTGGCGCGCGTTCATGGAATGGTTTAAACGTCGCCATCCCGTCTGCGCGGACTGCAGCATCAGGCCCACCACGGATGGACACCACATTCTCAAGGTCAAGGATCACCCCGAACTGCGGCTCGTTGAGGCCAATGTGCGAGGGCTCTGCCATGGGTGCCATGCGGCCAGGACGGCGCGCGGAGAATAACGATGCGGCGTAGGGCCAAAGCAACGGAGGCGGCGAAAGAAGAGGCGGTCGGCCATGAAAGTTCGGTGCGAGATTTGCCCAGCCAGGAACCAGCGAGTGCGGGTAGTGAAGCTGTGGGGGCGCTCAGTGGCCCTCTGTCCGAAGTGCATCGAGGCAGCCAAGAAGATAGCGGCGACTCCAGCCAGGGCCGCATGATCGCCGCCTCGCCGCCGCCTGTTCCATGGCGGCCGGCGCATCCACTCTGGGATGGGATGAGGCAGTGGTGATGCCGAATTGCGAGATCTGCGGAAATGAATTCAAACGGCGCGTGCGAACAAATGACTCGAACCGTTGCTGCTCGCGCGAATGCGGGTTCGCGTTGCAACGGCGGGAGAAAGCAATCGCAAGCGCGGCGTTTCATGAGTCCGCGCGTGAGGGAGCGTGGACTCATTGGTATTTCAGTGATTGTGAGACCTGCGGGGGACGGTTCATCCAGGGAAACCACAAGGGGAGGAGAAGGCGGTTCTGTGGATCGGCGTGCGAGGGAGACCACAGCCGCCGTGCTGCCTTGGCGTCCTATCTACGCAAGCGGCCAACCGATTTGTTGGCCAAGCAATGCCGTAAATGCCATCATCCATTCAATGTGAAAAGGGAACGCGGCGCCTCAAACCGGCTGTGTGGCGAATGCGCGGCGCAAAACAAAAAGGCGTCGAGGCGAGATGCGAAGACGGCACGCTCTAGGGCGCGGAAAGCTGGCGTACCGTTCGCAGTAGTCCGGCGGCAAGACGTGATTGCCAAATATGGCTTGAAGTGCTGGCTGTGTGGTGAGGAAATCCCGCTTCAACGCGCGACCCAGGGACAGCAGTTCAGCTTGGATCATGTGGTTCCGCTGAGCCTGGGCGGATGGCATGATATCAGGAACGTTCGACCAGCGCATCATGCCTGCAACTCGAAGCGGTCGAACGAGTTCAAGGGCCAGTTGATGCTCCTGTTGAATACGAGTCCCCTTACCCAGGGTGCCTCGATTCCTCGGGTTGCCAAGGCCGTGGTGACCGTTGCGCAGCATCACGCAAATTTCCGCAAGTTACAAAATAGTTGAAAACAATGGGACTTCGTGGGCCAGCCAAAAAGCCAACCGCGCTAGAGGCAGCGCAGGGATTTCCCGGCAAGCGCGCGGTGAATGACCACGAGCCGCAGTTTGCGGAGGGTGAACCGGACATGCCGCGGGGATTGAGCAGGGGTGCGCGCCGGATCTGGCGCATCACCGTGGCGATCATGCTGCAGGTCCCCGGTCTGCTCACCATCGCGGATGGGGCAGTGCTGGCCGATTACTGTGAAGTACGGGCGGACAAGGATACCTTGCAGCGGGCGATGCGGGATGCTCAACGGAGGGCGGTCAGGGCGACCCAGGAGCAGACCAAAGAACAAGGCGTGAAAGTCACTAAGGCGGAGATCGCCGCCGCTGCCTCCCAAGCGCAAATGACAAAATCGGGCCGGATGCTGAACACCCTGCGTCACCGGGAAAACGTTCTCCGGCGTGAACTTGGTCTGTCCGCTTCGGCGCGCAGCAGTATCCACATCAGCGGAGCGCAGCGCGAGGCTCACATTGACCCCGAGGACGTGGCGACTTTTGCCCGCGGACCGCAACTGCTGAAGGTTTAAGGTGTGACGGAACTTCTGATTTTCCTTTTCGCTGGATTGCTGATCACCTGGGTTCTTGCCGTGGTTCCATACCGGGAAGAGCAGCGAAGACTGCGTAACCTGGCGGCCTATCGAGCTAACCCAAAAGCGGGATGGCCACCGCTCCAACGAATACCAGAGCCTCCGCCGCCACCAAAACTGCCATAGAAGATGAATGCGATTTTGTTCCTTCTGCGACGAGCCTACGGAATGGGCCGAACTTCTGAGCGATGGGCGCCTGCGCTGCGCGGCCTGCAAGATCACCAGGTTCTTCGAGCGGGAACTCACACTCACGGGCGATTACGCCGGCCAACCCTTCGTGCTCATGCCGTGGGTGCGCGGAGTCATACGGGACATTTTCGGGACGCTGGACGATGACGGGACCCGGGTCTATCGGGACGTGTATTTAGAGATGCCGAACGGAAGCTCGAAAACGACGATCTGCGCCGGCCTCGTGGTGGCGCTCCTGGGGACGGCACAAGGCACTGGGACGGAGGTGTACTCGGCGGCCACCACCAAAGAGCAAGCCTCGATTGTCTTCCGCGCCGCGGCGCAGATGATCGGCGCCAACGCGAGGCTGTCATCCAGGATGCTGGTCACGCCATCGACCAAGACCATCGTGCGCCGCGACGATCCGACCAGCTTCTACAAGGCGATCTCCGCAGATGGTTTCGCGCATGACGGGCTGGCGCCTTCCTTCGTAGTCCGGGATGAGCTTCACCGGTGGCGAACGTTTCGCGCCCTCGAACTTAACGAGGTGCTGGAGCGCAAGGTCATGAAGCGGAAAAACCCGCTCATCATCGACATCACTAGCGCCGGGGATCCTGATGAATCGCCGCTCTGCTACCGCCGGCATGAGTACGCGATCCAGATCAAAGAGAAGGTTTTTCAGGACCCCAGGTTCTACGGGCGCATCTGGGCCGCCGATTCGAAACGCATTGAAGCCGATCCGGACTACTGGAAATCGAAAGAAGCGCGCGTCGCCGCGAACCCGAGCCACGAGGAGAACGGGGGGTACGTGCGCGACAAAGACCTCGCCGACCTCTGCCGCAAGGCGGAAAACGACCCGCGCATCCGTTCGGACTACCTGCGTTACCAGCTCGGATACTGGGGCCAGCAGGAGGATTCGGTTATCGACATCGTGAAGTGGCAACAGTGCGGCGGAGGCGTAGACCTTCGAACCTGGCCCACATACGATGACGAGTTGCTCATCAGGAATTGGGAATTGGTTGGCGAGCCCTGCTGGGCCGGAGTGGATGCTTCCTGGACGACGGATCTGAGCGCCCTGGCGTTGCTCTTTCCGCCTGGCAAGGCGCCGCAATGGTCGGTGCTGCTCTATTACTGGATGCCCGCGGAGAAGATCGCCGAGCGGGAGCGGCGCGACAAGGTCCCTTACTCCGAGTGGGCGCGGCGCGGCTTTATCACTGCCACTCCCGGCAACTCCGTGAAGCTCGACGCCATCACGGAAAAGATCAAGTGGGCCAACGGAATGTTCCAACTCCGGGAGATGCCTTTTGACCCGTGGAACTTCCGGACGGCCGCTGAGAAGCTAGAGCTCGAAGAGGGAATCACGGTGGTGGACATCGGGCAGAATTTCAAGATGCTGAGTTCTCCCACCAAGGAACTCCTCGCCCTCTATCTCGACCAGCGAATCCGGCACGGCAACAACCCGGTCTTCAATTGGAATGCCCGGTGTCTGCGGCTCCAGGGTGATCACAAGGACAACGTGCAACCGAGCAAGCCAGAGCGATCCAAATCGTCAAAACGCATCGACGGGATCTCGGCGACTGTGACTGCCATGGCGCGGGCGCTGGCAGCGGCGCCCAAGAAGCACTCGATTTATGCGACCCGCGGGTTACTCACTCTATGAAGAAGCTTGACCTTCAGGATGTGCTGATTGTTGCCGGCTTCCTGGGGTTGGAATCCGGCGTGGCTGCGATCTACTGGCCGGCAGCGCTGATTCTGGCCGGCCTGATGTTCTTTTCGTTCGCACTCTTGATCGAGCGCTCCCAGCGCATAGCGAAGCGTGAAGCGCTGGCGGCGAATCGGAGACAGTAATGGGTTGGCTGAGTAACAACCTCGGCATCAAGGCGTTCTCGCTCGAAGATCCGGCGCAGCCGCTGCTGCCTATGAGCGCGCTTTTTGAATCCCTCGGGATTGGCCGTTCCGACGCCGGCATGATGGTCAACGAGAAGCAGGCGTTACGGCTCACTACGGCATATGGCTGCATCAAGATTATCAGCGAAGACCTATCGCGCATCTCTCTGGACATCTTCCAGCAGATGCCCGATGACAGTATGCGGCTGGCGACGACGCACCGCTGTTACCCGCTCCTGCATGATCGTCCGAACCCGAATATGTCGAGCCAGGTCTGGCGCGCGGCCATGCTCGCATCGGTCTCCTCCTACGGAAATGGCTATTCGTGGATCAAGCGTGATAAAGCCGCGCGCGTGATCGCGCTCGTGCCGCTCGATTCCGGCAGGACCTCCCCGGTGAAGATCAACGGGGAGTTTGCCTATGCCACCACGCAGACGGACACCGGCCAGGTTGCGCGGATCGACCCCGAAAACATGTTGCACTTCATGGGTCTATCCCTCGATGGCATCGTGGGCCTCTCTCCAATCCAGTTATGCAAGAACGCCTTCGGACTGAGCATGGCCGCCGAGAAATTCGGGGCGCAGTTCTTCGGGAATGGCGCCCGAGCCACAGGAGTCCTGAGTCACCCGCAGACGTTGGAGCCGGAGGCTTACGAGAACCTCAAAAAGTCCCTGCGCGAATGGGCCACCGGGGAAACAGCCCTCCGGCCCGTCATTCTCGAGGAGGGCATGAAGTGGGAGCAGATCAGCATCCCCCCCGAGGATGCCCAGTTCATCGCCACGCGGAAGTTTCAAAAAGAGGAAATAGCTTGCCTCTACCGCGTGCCCATGCACCTTCTCCAGGATCTCCAGCGGGCCACCAACAACAACATCGAACACCAAGGACTCGATTACGTCCGTTTCTGTCTTTCGCCGCGCGCGGTGAACATGGAACAGGAAATCAATTACAAGCTCCTCAGTGGGCCATTTGTCTGCGAGCACAACTTCATGGACCTGACGCGCGGGGACTTCGCCTCGCAGACGGCCGGGCTGATGGCGCTCCGGAACGGCGGCATCTATCATGCCGACGATGTGCTCCGGGCGCTCAGGCAGAATCCGATAGGCGAGGCCGACGGCGGCCACATTCGAATCGTTCAAGGGGCATACATTTCCCTCACGTCGCTGCTGCCCGGCGAAGAGGATAACTCGGCGGCTGGCGGGGGCGCCGGCACCAATTCCGATGAGGGGAACCCGGCCGCCGAGTTACGTGGCCACCAGATCATCGCCTCCTACCGCCGGCTCTTCCGGGATGCTATCGGGCGCGCGATCAACCGTGGTGGAGAAGCCGAATTCACCCGGCGCGCGATTTACCCGGCAGTCGCCTCGATGGCCCAGGCTCTCGTTGCGCAGCGATTCGGAAACGCCGAGCTATCGAGGCGGGAGCTCGAGGTCGTCGAATCGCAAGTTGCGGAAATAGCCTCCGCCGCCGCCGGGTGGCAAAAGAAAGATGCCGCGGCTAGTGCGGCACGAATCACAGAACAGGTTTACGGCGCACTCGCGCTGGAGGTTTTATGACCGGCAACCCCGACGTAATCAAAGCTCTGCAGGCGGCCGTTGCGGCCGAATCCCATCTCAACATTCAGTACCGCCTCGATTGGCGGTCATTGAAGTTCCTGGGCGTCAAAAAGATCGCGTGCAAGATCAAATCGCTCGGATGCGATGCCCATCGATTTCTGAAGAAGGTGACCGATCGGCTGCTTCTGCTGGGAGGCAACCCGGGCTACGTCGCGGCGCCGGTAACCGAACAGCCAACGCTTACGGAGACGTTTCAGGCCGAGCTCGCACTGGAGATGGCGATCATCCAGCCCTACGAAGAAGCCATCCAGACCTCCATGAAGGCGCTCGACGATACCACGCGGAACCTGTTCGAGCACCTGCTGAAGTGGCACCAGCAGCACGTCGGCTGGCTTGAGCAGCAACTCCGTCTGATCGCTGGAATCGGCGAGGACGAATACATCGCGGAGAAAATGTAAATGCCTTTGCAATTGCACCAACCCAACAAGCGGCCGCCGACCGCGGCGGTCCCGGCTCGTCCGCGCTTTCAAGCCTCGATCCTGCCCGATGGCACACTCGAGATGCTGATCTACGGAGACATCGTGGACGCGGCCACCATCAGCATGCTGGAGTCCTGGGGCTGTTCCACCGAAGGCCTGATCAGCGCCACCGCCATCAAAAAGCAGATGGACTCGGCCGGCGCCTACACCAAGATTGCATTGCGCGTCAACTCGCCCGGCGGTGACGCCTTCGAAGGCATTGCGATTCATTCCCTGATGCGTTCGCAGGGCAAGCCGGTGGCCGTGTTCGTGGATGGAGTTGCCGCCTCCTCCGCCTCCATCGTCGCGATGGCGGGCGACACGATCACGATGGGGCCGAGTTCCATGATGATGATTCACAACGCCTGGTCCGACTGCCGCGGCTACGCCAGCGACATGCGCAAGATGGCCGATACGCTGGATAAGGTTTCGGAGGCGATTGGCCAGGCGTATGTAGATCGCACGGGAAAAACGACGGCGGAAATCCGGGCCCTCATGGACGCCGAAACGTGGATGTCCTCCCAGGATTGCTTGCGGGATGGATTCTGCACCGAGATCAGCCAGGCCGAGGAGCCGGAAGCGATGGCGCTGGCGCGGAGGTTCCGCGCGCGATTCCAGGCGAAGGCTGAGTGCGAATGCTCGTGTGAGAATTGCGCGGCGTCGAACTGCGACGCCTGCACCAACGCGGACTGCGCCGACAAGAACTGCAAGGACTGCCCAATGCAGGAAGGCGCCAGCGCGGAATCGGATCTGAGTCTGTACGAGGCCCGCATATCGATGCTGGGCCGCTGAATCGAGTCAAAAGCCGATCCCACAACCATCGGCAAGCGAGGCGTGGGCGCCAGGGCGCTCGCAGGCGCGCAACCTGAACAACACAAGGAGAAAGCTCATGTACGCCAAAGCGTTACGGGAAAAGCTCGCGCCACTGGCCGCCCAGTTGCAGGCCATTGTGGACAAAGCGAAAAACGAAAACAACCGGGGCCTGACCTCCGAAGAGCGTGAGAAGTTTCACGCGCTCGAAACCGAATACACGGCCCTCGAAGACAGCATCAAGGCCGCCGAAAAGGCGACCTCCATTGTGGACGCGCTGGCCGCCGCGCCGGGTGGCGTAAAGCCCACGGAAGTCCAGGTGGAAGAGCTCCAGGACACCATGCGGATCACCGGCAAGGCCCGCGCCGAGCGCATGAAGGACGCCGCTTACCGGGCGTTCTCGAAATGGCTGCGGCATGGGCTGGCCGCGCTCGACTCCGAGGAGCGGATTCACATGCGGATCGATAACGATCCCAGGATTCGCAATCAGCAGACGCTCACCACCACGGGCGGCGGCTACCTGATCCCTACCGGATTTTCCGGCATGCTGGAAGAGGCCAAGAAGTGGTTCGGAGGGATCGACGGCGTGGTCGAGAAGTTCACCACCGAGACGGGCAAGCCGTTCCCGTGGCCGACCGTCAACGACACAACGAACCGTGGCCGCATCATCGGGGTGAATGTGCAGGTGACCGAAACGGACTTCGCGTTTAACTCGGTCACGTTCAACGCCTACATCGGATCGAGCGACCTGATCCTGATTCCGCTCGCTCTGATCCAGGACGCTTTCTTCGACATGGACGCCCTGACCGCGCGGCTGCTCGGCACCCGCTTGGGCCGTCTCTACAACTGGAAGTGCACCCTCGGGACCGGCTCCTCCGAACCCTATGGCATCGTGCCCGCGGCCTATGCCGCCGGGGGAACTTACCAGTTCGACAGCAACAGCGGCGCCGGCGTCACGGCTCCGGCCTATGCGGACCTGGTGGAGCTGGAGCACACCGTCAATCCGGCGTACCGGTTCAACCCGGCCACCCGCTGGATGTTCAGCGATCTGGTGCTGAAATCCCTCAAGAAGATCGTGGATAGCGTGGGCCGGCCGCTGTGGCAGCCGGGCCTCTCGGCCAGCTTCCGCGACGGCGCCGCGGTGGACTTGATCGCGGCCAAGCCGCTCATCCTCGATCACCCCTATGTCATCAACCAGGACATGGCGACGCCGACCGCCAGCGCCAAGTCCGTGCTTTTCGGCGACATGAGCACCTTCAAGGTGCGTGAAGTGGCCGGAGGGACGACGGTCATGCGGCTGGTCGAGCGCTACGCCGATTACCTCCAGGTCGGTTTCATCGCCTTCCAGCGTTTCGACTCCCAACTCATCGATGCCGGCACGCACCCGGTAGCCGTCGGCGTCAACGCCGCGAGCTAAGCGGACACCGGATTCTCCCATCTGCAGCGTGCGGCCCGATATCCTCCAGGGGCCGCACGCCTTTTTTGAAAGATCAACGCCTTATGCGATATCCACTTCACGTCCACCATATCTGCCCGAGGCACCACCTGGGATATGAGGACGATTCCCCCGACAATGTAACCCCTCCAATTTCGGTGGGGCTTCACGCGGAATTGCATCGCGACCTATACCGAGAATTTGGGAAAATCGGTGATCTTATTGCATGGAGGATGCTCTCCGGTCAATCACTAAAGGGAATTGTCCCGTGGAATAAAGGGAAGACTGGAGTGTATTCGCAGGAAACGCTGACAGCCATCGGCAAGAGCAGAATTGGACTGCACCATTCAGCGGAAACCCGGAAGAAAATGAGCTGTTCTCACAAGGGCAAAAACATGTGGAGCAAAGGGAGATCGCTATCCGAAGAACACCGGAAACGGCTTACCGCCGCTCGCGCCTTGCGCGGTCCCATGGACAGCGTCGCCAAACGTAAATTCCTCGAATCCGGATCGCCTACCCGTTTCAAGGCCAGTCACGTTCCGTGGAATAAGGGGATTGGAGGGTAATTTTACGGCTCTAATCTGTACAGCCCCGCCGCTCGTTGAACCGGTCTCGATGCAAGAGCTGAAGGACATGCTCCGCATGGACCAGGGCGATGCCTCCCAGGACGACGTCCTGACGACGCTCGAAGTAGCGGCGCGGGCGTGGTGCGAAACGCTCACACAGCGCCGCTTCGTTCAGCAGACTTGGGCGCTGATGATGGATTTCTTCCCCGGTTACATCGACATGAAGCTGGCCGGCCAGAAGGTCTCCTCTCCCTTCGTCTCCGGATCTAACGCCGTGCTGGTGGGCATTCGTTACGCGATCCTGCTTCCGTATCCGCCCGTGCAGAGCCTGGTCGCCTTCGTTTACCAGGACGCCAACGGCGCCGTTGCGGACATGATGAACGGGAATCCAGACGCCCCGGCAGAATGGAACTTCGTCTTGGATCTGCAATCGCAGCCGGCGCGCCTCACGCCGCCGTTCGGCCAAATGTGGCCCGTGGCTCGCGTGGTCGTCAATGCCGTGCAAGTGAACTACGAGGTCGGCTACGCCACGCCGATGGCAGTGACCACAACAAGCGGCGCCGACGCCCTCGCGGGCGGTTCCTTCACTCAATCGAACGTCGGCCAGCCGATCTCGATCCCAGGGGCTGGCGTACTTGGAGGGTGCCTGAACACGGTAATAGCCTCGGTCGACGATGCCGGCGCGGCGACGATGCGCGATCCAGCATTGACCGGCGGGGACGCGACCGCGCTCCTGGTCACCAATGGTACGCCGGGGCATTGGGAGTTGCTCAAGCTCGCCATCAAGGTCTTGGTGAACGCCTGGTACGTGAACCGCGTTCCCAGTTTCGATGCCAAGGCGCGCGATTGCGTGAAAGCGATTTTGGGCCCGGTCATGGATTTGAGGCTTTGAATGTCGCTCGGCTCCGATTGGCCCACCGTTGATCCTGGACGGTTCCGGCATCAGATCACTCTCCTGGAGCAGGTCGCGGGGTCGGATGCATCGGGTGCGAAAGTGGACTACAAGGCGGATGATATCCCCGTGACGGCGTGGGCTGATTTTGAGTATCTCCGCGGAACCGACATCATCAAAGCCGGCCAGGATATCTCGCAGGTTTACGTCAAGGTCACCATGTGGTTTCGGCCAGAGTTCACAGCGAACAAGCGAATTCAGACCTCGGATGGCGCGCAGTTCGTGATTCAGGCTGTGGAGAACGTGAGGCGGATGAACATCTACGCCGTGTTGATGTGCCTCGGGATCGGGCCGAATAACTGAAGGCGACAAGGTGAAGGAAGTTCTTCTAATCAATCCGCGGTCCGAGTTCCTCGCGGAGCCGGCCTTTGTGCCTCCCCTGGGTCTGCTCTATTTGGGAGCTGCGCTCGAGGCGCATGGATTCCGCGTGCAGGTGGCCGATCTGAACTTACCTGGCGAGACGCTCGACGGATATAACCCGTCGTTGATTGGAGTGACCTGTGTCACGGCCCAATTTGCGGCGGTGCGATCACTGGTCTCACGATGCCGGTCTCTCTATCCGGGCGTGCGGGTGGCGGTTGGAGGGCCGCACCTCTCGGTGCGTAGGGATACGGAGCGCCTGGGAGCGGACGTTGGCGTCGCGGGCGACGGAGAGGAAACGATCATCGCTTTGGCTGCTGGGCATGGCGAGGATCGCGGGCCCGTGGACGTCGACCGCTACCCGATTCCGGCGCGTCATCTGGTGCCGATCGCGGATTATTCGTGCGCGGTGGACGGAGAAGCCGCAACTTCGCTTGTCTCGCAACGGGGCTGCCCATTTGCCTGCGCTTTCTGCTCGCGGTGGGCCAGCACGCGCAAGGTGCGCGCGCGGCTGGTCGACAACGTCATCGAGGAGATCGGCCAGTTGAAGGATATGGGTTTCGGCTCCCTGGTCTTCCATGACGATGAGATGAATTTATTGAACGGCCGTTTGCTCAACCTCTGCCGGCGAATGGCTCCGCTCGGCGTCCGGTTCAAGGCCAACGCGCGGGCGGACCTGTTGACGCGCGAGCAGGTTCAGGCCTTTGCCGTGGCTGGATGCTCGTGGCTGTGTTTCGGCGTAGAGAGTGGATCGGCGGAGATCCTGCGTAAGGTCTCCAAGGGGACAACTCCAGAGGTCAACACACGCGCGCGTCGGTTCTGCCGCGAGATGGGGATCAAATTCAAGGCGTTCACCATCATCGGTCTGCCGGGCGAGACGCGCGGGACCGTAGAGCAGACGCGGCGCTGGTTAATCGAAAACGAAGTGGACGATCTGACCGTTACGATGCTGGTTCCATATCCCGGCAGCGCGATCCACGAGCACCCGGAACGATTCGACGTAGAGTTCGAACTCGATTACGAGCGGCGCGGCGTTCCCTTCCGCGGCGCGGCGGGCCTTCAGTTGCCACACACCACACGAACGGCCGCCCTTGGCGCAGGCGAGCTGGCGGAGTTGCCCGAGATCATCGAAGCATCGGTGCGCCGAGAGTTGGGCTTATCGCGCCGCACATCCGGCGAGGAGGTCGCGGCTTGAGAGCGCTGGCCATCATGCCCGTCCGGAACGAGGCGGACATTTTGCCCTGGACCGTCCAGCACCTCGTTGACCAGGGCGTCGAGGTGTACGTCATCGACAATTGGAGCACGGACGGCAGTTGGGAAATGCTTTCCTGGCTGCCGATCAGCGGGCGGGAGCGGTTTCCCTCGAGCGGCCCCGAGGATCGCTATAACTGCCTCTCCATGCTAGGCCGCATCGACGAGGTGGCCGCGGCGTCCAAGGCTGATTGGTGCATCTTCCATGACGCCGATGAGATTCGGCGCAGTCCGCGGCCAGGCGAAACGATAGTCCGCGGCCTTCAGCGGGTAGAAGCCGAAGGCTACAACGCGGTCAATCACAATCTCTATCTGTTCAGGCCAATTGACGACGATTATATCGGCGACCCGGAAAGACACTTTTCCTATTACACCAGGGCGCACGTCGACTGCGGGCTGAACCACATCAAGGCATGGAAGAACGCTGGCAGGTTGACCGGTCTGGGAACGCGGGCGGCCGGCGGAGGCCACGCCTTTGGCTTTCCGGGGATGAAAGTCCACCCCCAAAAGTGGGTCCTAAAACACTACCCGATTCGCGGGCAGCGGCACGGCGCCCGCAAGATGGCCGAGCGGCTGAATCGTTGGAACGCAGAGGAGCGGTCCTGGGGCTGGCACGTCCAATACGAGGGACTGTCGGCGGGATCGAATTTCCTCCACGATCCGAACACCCTCCAGTGCTGGGAGGATAACCTGCCGCGCGTGACCATCGTCACCCTCTCGCGTTTCAAGGACGTGTTTTTGCGGCTGCACGAATCCGTCAACCACTACGCCGCCACATTCCCGCGCCTGATGGTATCGGATGGCGACTGGGTGTCGCCTTCTCCCTGGACGGTGGTGCGTGGTAAGCGTCCGTTCGTTTTCGCGCACAACTGGAACATCGCCATCGGAGCCACTGATCCGGATTCGGACGTACTGTTTACCAATGACGATGTGATTTTCCATCAACCCGGCACTATCGAGGAGTTGCGCCGAGCGGCGTACTCCAAAACAAATATAGGAATCGTCTCTCCACAGGTTGTCGGAAGCGTAGCGAACCCATTGCAGGTCTCCGGATGCAGGCTCCGCGAGGTCACGCTGGCCCAGCATGAGCTTGCATTCGTCTGTGTCTATATCAAGCGCGCGGTATTGAGCGCGGTTGGCGAAATGGACGAGAGATTTACGGGCTACGGTTCCGATGATTTCGATTTCTGCCGGAGGGCCCAGCAGGCGGGGTTTACGCTCGCGGTCACGCCAAAGGCCACGGTGATCCACGGGCATGAAAGTGGCACAGGCTCGACGTCGTACCGCCGGATCATGTCCGATTCCGACTGGCGCGCGTCAATGGCCGATATGAATCGGGTGCTGGAACAGAAATGGGCCTGACGCTCATCACGCCGACCGGGGGCAGGCCCGAGGCGTTCTCCCTGTGCGAACGGTGGATAGCGCGCCAGACCTATCGCGGAGAGGTTCAGTGGATCGTGGTGGACGACTGCGAAAGATCCACGCCTTTGACAATGGGGCAGGTCTCTATACGTCCGCAACCTTTCTGGCGCCTCGGGGAGAATTCGCAGCACCGGAACATCCTTGCCGCATTGCCTTTAGTTCAGTTCGACAAGGTGCTCATCATCGAAGATGACGATTGGTACGCACCCACCTACCTTGAGACGATGGCGTGGCGGCTGGAGGCTGCCCCGCTTGTGGGCGAATATCCCGGCCGATATTACAATGTCCGGTCTCGCATGTGGATGGACTGCGGAAACGACAAGCATGCCTCGCTGTTTCAGACCGGGATTCGCGGCAAATACCTGCCGTTGCTGAAGAGCGTCTGCGAATCCGGCGCGTTGATTGATGTGGCGCTGTGGGGAACGGCCGCCGAAAAGCAATTGTTCGGTGGCCAGGAGACGGCGGGTATAAAGGGCCTTCCGGGTCGACCCGGGCAGGGATGGCCCCACCGGCATGGCGGCGAATTGATGACGCCAGACCCAGACCTCGAGCTACTGCGTTCCTGGATCGGAGAGGATGCCCGAGTCTACCGGGAATTCTTCAATGTCCCGCTCGTTTCCTGCATCTGCCCCACTACCGAGCGGCGACGGGAATGGCTGCCGCGCGCCATCGATAGCTTTCAGTGCCAGAGCTGGCCCAACAAGGAAATGTGGATCATTTCCGAGGACGAGTCCGTAGGGCTGATCCCAATTGGCGACCCGCAAGTGCTCTTCCATTTTTTCGCTCGGCGCGGGTTGACGCTCGGCGATAAGCGAAATCTGTGCTGTGAGCAAAGTCGCGGCGAGATAATCTGCCACTTCGATGACGACGATTACAGCGCCCCAGACCGTATTGCCGATCAGGTTCGACGCCTCCAGCAGACCGGCAAGGAGGTAACCGCATACCACACGATCCTGGTCCGCGAAACGCGCGACGTGCGCGTGGTGGAGAACGGCAAGGCCCGGACGTCGTCGGGCTGGTGGAGGCTTCACAAGACCGATGGCTTGGTGACCGGAACGTCTCTATGCTACCGCCGCGAATGGTGGCAGGGACATCGATTCGAGGCGGTGGGCTGCGGGGAAGATGATCGTTTCTGGTCCGCCGCAGAACACGCGGGCGCCGCGATAGCGGTTGACGGCCGCGATCTGCTCTACGCCACGAACCACGCCGACAACGTGAGCGGGCGCGTGATCGGGGGCCTAGCCTGGGAAGAACTGGAGGGGAATCCGTACATGCGGCGTTTTCATCGCGCCGAGGAGGCGCTTAGATGATCGAGGCTGGACTTGTAGCGCTGGTCCAGCAGGGTATCACATCGGCGCTCCCTGGTGTGCCGGGAGGCTTCGCCGTTCAGTTACCCAAGGATCAGATCTCCTCGGCCTCGACGATGGCTTGGACGTACCGCTGCATCGTTGCCGAGCCAACGTACACTCTCCAGGGCCAGGACCCGTTTACCGGCTTGGAGCTGCAGATCGATTGCCACGGGTATGCGATGGCCGACGCTATCACGCTCGCCCGGGCCATCGACGGGGTTTTGCGCGGCGGCTATTCGGGAGTGCTGCCGGACGCCGATCACACGGTGGTACAGGGAATCTTCCGCATGGCGCCCTTTATTGACGGATTCAGCGATGCAAATCGTAGTTACGTGCGGACGCTGGAATATCTCGTGAATTACGACCAAATCTAAGGAGAAGACATGGATTACACTTCGACTCAGGCCCAGAGTGGCAACGGAAGCATTCTGGCCATCAACACAGGTACCGTCAGTTCCGCGATCTGGACAACGGTCGGAGAAATTTCCGATATCGCCCAATCGGGGAAAACCAACAAATCGGATGACGCCACAAACCTGCAAAGTTCGGCGGAGGAGTTCATCCCGACGATTCTTACCCCCGGCTCCTGGGGACTGACCCTCAACCGGGTTTCGGGAAACGCCGGCCAGGCGGCGGTTCTCGAATCCTTCAACGAACTTCCGCCGACGATCAAGCAGTATAAGATCACGTTGCCCAAGGCGGCCGGCCAGAGCACCACCGGGGATGCTTTCGCGTTCTCCGCTATGGTTGAGGAGTTCAACGACCTCGGAACGGTGAAGGCCGACAAGAAGATCTCCACCCAGGCGAAGCTGAAGGTTTCGGGACCGATCGTTCTCACCGTCGGCAGCTAAAATGGCGAAGCATAGCGTTGCCGGAACGGCGGCGGATCCCACCATCGAGTTCTCCGAGCTGAAACTGGACGGGAAGATTTATCGCCTGTCGTATAGCTTCAACGCCATCGCCGAGGCGGAGCACGTCGCTGGCTGTAATCTGCTGGCTGGTCTCGAAAGCCTGCGCGACCTCACGGCGCTGCAACTGCGCGGACTGCTCTACGCGGCCATGTCGGTGGCGGATCCCAAGGTCACCATCGAACAGGCTGGCTCCCTGGTCCGGCTGGATACCATCGAGCCCATTACCGAGGCGTTGGGCAAGGCTTACCAGCTTTCCATGCCAGCGAAACGGGCGGACCCTCCCGCGGCCAGCGCGCCGGCCGAAAGCTGAGCAATCGGGAACTCTGGGCGCGCTGCTGGTCGATGGCGCGGGTGCATTTGGGGCTAACGGATGAAGAATTCTACGCCCTGACCCCGCGCCAGTTCCACCTGTTGATAGATCAGCACCGGGCGCGCGTTGAGCATCAGGAGCTGCTCGCTGGGACCGTCGCGTCCGCTGTGGCCAACTGGAGTATGAAGTCCCCCAAGGAACCGCTCTGCGCCGCGGATTTCATGCCATCGCGTCGAGAGAGGGAAAAAGAAAAACCGCGGCGGGTGAACCGCCGGCGGGTGGCGACGAAGGTCCGCGCATTCCTGGCGGCCCAAATACATGCCTGACGAGTTCTCAATCCAAATCTCCGGTATAGAGGAGACCTGCGCGATGCTCACGATGGCCCCCGCCCACATCGCAAAGGCGGCATATGCACGGGCGCTTACAGCAGCCTGCCAGCCCGTTGTTGTGGCGTTGCGGATAAATACTCCTGTCCTCACGGGAGACCTGCTGAAGCACCTGATGACTGACGTGGCTTTGGATGCCGACGGTCGCGGAGGAGTGGCCCAGGTCGGCTTCGGAAAGCTCGGTTACATCGCCAGGTTCGTCGAGTACGGCCACCGTCAGATCGCTCATGGTCATAGCCACAAAGCCATAAGCGGGCCGGTCGCAGAGAATCCATTTATGCGGCTGTCGGCTGCTCAGTCATTGGATGCAGCACTTGAGGCCGCCGTCAATTCACTCAAGGAGAGCTTCGCCGAGGGCATTCCCGGAATACCAGCAGCAAAGGCAGCCTGACCATGCCAGCAAAAGCGGGACAGATCGTAATCGACATCTCCATTGGCCAAGCGAAGATGTTGCTGGACCTCGAAAGCGCCAAAGGAAAACTGCGCGAGTTCGGAGCGGCTGGCGTCAATCAGTTCCGTCAATTTGGCGAAGCCGGAGTCAGCGAGCACCGGGCAGTCGCGGCGGCCATGAAAACCGTCGAGGGGAACTTCCTCAACAACAAGCGCGCGGCCGATTCATTTCTGATGACGATCCCTGGCTTGGGGAAGGCGGTGCAGGCAGCTTTCCCGGTCATCGGGGCAATCGCCTTCGCCGGCGTGCTGGTAGAGATCGGAAATAAGGTCCACGATTTCTTCAAGCAAATGAGCGAGGGCCCCGAAAAGATGGAGGGGACGTTCCGAAAGGCCGGCGACGCGCTGCGCACCACGGACGATGAGTTGCTGGTCTCTAACGCCCGGCTGGAAAACGAAATCGCAAAATTGGAGGGAAAACCGGAGAATCAGTTGAAACTGGCCGTAGAGGAGACGGCCCTCGCCTTCGATAAGCTCGCCGATTCCATTGACCGGATGCTTTCCGGTTCCTACAAGGCTTTGTCTGAGACCAAAATCGGAGAGTTTGACGACATCATCCATTTCATGATGGGAGTCCACAAAGACGTGGACATCTCATCTTTATTCGGGGGCGCCACGGGCCTCGGTGGGATGAATGCGGCAATCGCCAAAATCAAAGCGGATGCGGACAAGACGATTGACGCGATCCGCACCCCGCCATCCACCGCCGCGCCGGCACGGTTCGGGGTGGCGCCTCCGCCGAACGCTGGAATTGCCGCCGGCCTTCCAGGATTCCATATCACGGGCGGCGGTATTCCGGAACCGAGATTGCCCATCGAAGGGCTGGTTGGACAGTTCAAGATCGCAGGGACAAACCCGTTAGAACAGGAGAAGGAGGCTATTCGCAAAGCCTACACTGAGATTCTGAAAATACAGCAGGACGGGTACGACAAGCTGAAAGCCGAGTTCGACCGGGTAAGCAAGCTTGGCGGCATCAAATCCCCTGAATATTTGGAGGCCCTTCAGTTCGGCCAACAGCAGCTTCAGGCCCAAATGAAGGTCACGCGCGATACAATCGCGAACGCCTCCCTGGTCGAGAAAAAGGGCGGAGCGCAAGAGGATTCTGAGAAGCGCAAGACGGCCGCCGCGCAGGCCAAAAAAGACCAGGAAGAACTTAACCGGATCAGCCGTGAATACTGGGCCGCGCAGGATGCGGGATTATCGGTCCTGAAAAAGATCGAGGGGCAGCGCCAAGAGGAACTGGACAAGCTGAAGGAGAGAACTGACCTTTCCGCTGGCGCTAAGGCAACTGCGGCCCAAGGCATCAATGCCACGTTCGACGTGAAGTACATGAATGCCTGGACTGAGGCAATGGATAAAGCCGAGTTGGGCATCTACGCGCTTTACGATGAGACCGGCCGCCTGAAGGATGTCACGTCTCGACATGAACAAGCTCTTCGCAAGGACAATGAGGCGGTTAAGGAAGGGATCAAGTCCCTGGACGAATATAAGGGAGCTCTCGGAAAAGCGTTCGTGGAGCTTGGAAAGCTAAATGAGGCTCAGGGCAAGCTGAAGGCGGAGCATCAGTCCCGAATGACGAGCATGGCTCCTGGCGCTGCAGCCGATCCCCTTGGCACGCTTCGACTCCAGCAGGCGCCGGAGAGGGCGGCCATCGAAGAGCAGTACAAAGCCGCTATCGGTCTCGCCAACCAGGCCCTTGCGCTGGCTCAGCAGGATAACAACCAGCAGGCTGTCCTGCTGGCGACGCTGGAAAAGCAACGTATCGAGGCGGAAAAAAAGCTCGCGGTGGATCGGCTCGACGATGAACTGGCTGAGAAGGCCGCCGAGACCCGGCAGAAAGGCGTCAAGGACTTCTTCCGCGAGATGCAGGGGCAAGCGCAGAGCTTGGAGAACATCCTCTACGATGCGATGAGCTCCGGCCTCGATAGGGTATCCGATCAACTCGCCAAGTTGCTCACCGGCCAAAAAACGAACTTCGGGAAGATGCTTCAGGGTCTTGGTGAAGAGATGGTCAAGGAGAGCACGAAGAGCCTGATGCACCAGGGACTCGGAAAGCTCGGGGACCTCATTTTCGGAAAGAAGAAGGACGCGGAGGTGCACAAGCCGACGGGGAACCCGGGCGATGCGGTCCACGTCTTGGTTGACAACCAGCCGGGCGCGCCGGGCGGAGCATCACCGGCCGGCAACTTCCAGAACTTGGCCGGACTCGTTGGCGCCGGCTCCAGTGGTCTGGCGGCGCTGCTCAAGGGCCTCTTCTCTGCTGGTAGTTCCGGCGCCTCTTCGGGGCTTACCGAAGCGGTGAGCAGCAGCATCACCTTCATGGCCGGGGGCGGAGACGTGGACCCTGGCGGCGCCTACGTGGTGGGTGAGCATGAGCCGGAGTTCTTCAGCCCCCGCACAGCAGGCACGATCACGCCGGCCAGCAAGATCGGCGGATCATCCACCACCATCAACCACATCGATGCCCGCGGCGCGGATCTGGGCGCGGCCAATCGGATCTCGCGGGCCCTCGAAGCCACCCATCAATCGGCGGTGGCCACCGCGGTACGGGCCAACGCGCAGCGGTCCTGGCGCGTGCCCCAGAGAGCGAAAGCATAATGTCCACGTACCTGGGATGGCCTGTCGTTTCGATGCCCACGGATCCGCCGGCGCCGGCGTCCATGGAGTTCGCGCATAACGCCGTTGCGGGCGCGAACACGAATCCCTTCACCGCACAGCAGCAGACCTACGACTGGCAAGCAAACTGGAAGGAAGGGTCCGTCTCGATGGCGTCCATGACCGCGGCGCAAGGCGCGCTGTGGGCCGCATTCATCGAGTCCTGCGATGGGGTCGCGAACGTGTTTCAGTTTCCCTCCGGGGTTTGCACCCTCTTCCCCAACGAGTTGACCACGGACGGCACAACCCCGCGCTATTGGAGGCTCAAGGCTAACAAGGTCCAGTGGACGATCAAAGAGGGCAAAATTTACGGGCTGACCTTCGAAATTCGAGAGGCAAAATAGACATGCCAATTTCACCACACCACTCCAAGGCGATCAAGGAGCTTATCGCTGCCGGCATTATCCCGCCGGAGTGCATCCGCTTCGAGTTACTGGCTGAGGCCTGCAAGACCGTTCGGCTTCGATATGAGGTTCATGCCTCTGAGGAACAAGTTCAGCAGATCGCAGATGCGCTAAAGCGCAATCCAGAAGAGGCGCGGGAGATGGCAAGGTCCATTGTCCTCAAGGGCCCGCGGTCGCAGGTGGAGATCTCTTAGAACCGTGCCGCGTACAACCTCATCCACGATGCTGGCTGCGCTGCAAGCCTGCGACCTTCAGCCCGCTATCTTCGTGCAGATACAGTTCGTGTCGGCTATCGTGCGTCTCTGGTCTGGCGCGGGGTCAGTTACGTGGAACGGACAGACATGGATCGGCATAGGGTCGCTGCTGGGCGTTAGCGTCATTGAGGACGCGGCCACGGTCGAGGCGCGTGGCATCTCGATCACATTGAGCGGGCTGGATGCGTCGCTGCTGGCCGGCGCGCTCTCTGATTTCAAAACCGGTCTGCCGGCGAGCGTGCTGTTCGGCGCGTACTCTGGCGGCTCGCTGATCGCCACCCCGATTGTGTCCTGGAGCGGACGCACCGATATACCCGAGATCAGTTACGACGGGGAGACGGCCACTATCACGATTGCCTGCGAGAATCGGCTGGCGGACTCCAACATCCCGGTGGACCGCCGGTACACGAATCAAGATCAGCAGATGACCTGGCCTGGAGATCTCTGCTTTCAGTTCGTTGACGGCCTCCAGGAGATGACGCTGTTTATCGGCGGCCAAGCCAACACCACCAACAACATCTAATGGCTGGAATACTCAAACTCATCGCGGGTTACGCGGAAATCTCTGCCGGAATCGCCATAGACATATACGTTCCGGGCGGCGCCGGGTTCGGTAACGCTCTGATCGGCATGGGCGTCGGCACGATGATATCCGGCGTCGGCTCTCTCATTCAGGGAGATCCGGTCAAGGGCTTCGGCACCACGATGCGAAACCCCATCGCTCCGTGGCGTTGTTGTTATGGCCGCCAACGCACGGGCGGAACGCTGGTCTACATGCACCAGTGGGGCAACAACAGACAGGTGCTCGACATGGTGATTGTCCTGGCCGCGCACCCGTGTGAGTCCGTTGATGAGTTGCTGTTCGACCAGCAGCGCGTGCAGATCGATACCTCAGCAATTCCAAACAGCGCCCTGGCGGGGTACACCATCCCCGCGCCGGAGGCAGGCAGTGGAACGAGTTTCTCACCTCTCCAGCAAACCAACGTCCCCATCAGCTCCATCAGCCGCGCCGCCAACGTGGTCACCGTCGTGCTCTCGCAGGACATCCCGTATCTGACAGGGGGAGATCAGATCGGCATCACCAACGCCAACGGCGGCGGCATTCTGGATACGTATGCTCTGACTGGGGTTTTCCAGGTCGCAGAAATCATCAGCCGGGTGAGCGGAGTCCTGACGTTCACCTATCTCTCCGGGGGCGTTGTTTGCTCCGTGAGCAATGAGGGCGGCGCGACGACACAATGGGCGGACTACGGCCGCAACGTCTACATGGAGGTGCTGAGCGGCAAGCAGTTGCTTGGTGAGACCTTCATCGGCGCGACGGCGGGCGTTCCGTGGCAGGGGACCGGGAAATTGTGCACGCCGGCGAGTCCCCAGCAAGCGGGCGGCTCGTCGGGCGCGAACCCGTGGACGAACTACTGCTCTCTGCAGGGCAAAACTGCGGTCTTCCTCCGCATCACCCTGGACACCAAGTACTTCGGTTCCGGCCTCCCGATGATCAGCTTCTACATGCGGGGGAAGAACGACATATACGACCCTCGCTTGGGGGCACTGTCTGGAATTGGCGCGGCTGGGCTGGCCGCTGCCGGAAGTGGTTATCACGCCGGAGGCATGTACCAGGCGGGCGACGTCCTCACGGTCACGCAATCGGGGGCCTCGGGCGGCCAGATCACGGTAACCGCGGTAGACGGGTCCGGGGCGATTACGGCCTTTGTGGTCACTGCTCCCGGCAGCGGGTATTCTATTGCGAGCGGATTGGCCCTGTCCGGGGGCCATGGGTCCAGCGCCACGGTGAACATCACGCTCTTGACGGGCGCAGCCGGGTCATGCGGCTACAGCGAGAACGCTGCGCTTTGCATCGCCGATTTCCTGGCCGATCAGACCTGGGGATACAAAGCGCAGTACGGAACCGATATCCCCGCCGATGCCCTGACCACGGCGGCCAACGTCTGCGATCAGGCCGTTTCCCTGGCCATCGGTGGATCAGAGCCGAGATATGCGTGTAATGGGCAGTTCGAGGTAACCACGAAGCGCGGCGAGACTCTCCAGAACCTGCTCACGTCATGCGCAGGCAGGATCAGCCCAGAAGCTCCGTTCGTGATCCAACCTGGCTACTGGGTCGGGCCGACCTTGCCGGCCGGGATTGCGGCGGCGGCCCTGGCGGCCATCGGGAGCGGATACCAGGCGGGCGACGTGCTCACGGTTGTCCAATCGGGCGCGTCCGGTGGCCAGATCACGGTGGATGCCACCAACTCAACGGGCGGGATCATCGACTACCATGTGAGCGCGGCCGGCTCGGGATACTCCGTTGCGAACGGTCTGGCCGTCTCTGGTGGATACGGCACCCTTGCGACGTTCAGCGTCACCATGCTGACCGGCGGCGCCGGCGCGAACCTCCAAGCCATCGCTGCCGGCGCGCCACACTGGCGTCCCACAAGCTCCATCCGCGACCTGTTCAACGGGTGCAAGGGTACATACATCAGCCCGGCGAATAAATGGCAGTCCACGGACTTCCCGGCCTACGCGCAGGACTCGATGCACGGCTACAGCGGGCCCTTGCAGTACGGCGGCGATGTCCTGCTGGCGGCCGACGCAGGGGAACGGCGCTGGCTTGAGTTGCATTTACCGTTCACGATCTCGGCGCCCACGGCCCAACGTATCGCCAAGATCGAACTATTGCGGCGCCGCAATGGTGGGACCGGAACATTTCCGTTGAACATGGCGGGCTACCAGTTCGCGCCTCTGGACGTCTTTGAGGCCACGGTGCCATTTCTGGGCTTCGCCAACAAGCTGCTCGAGGTCCAGTCTACGCGCTTCCGAATCGATGCTCACGGCGATACGGTTACCCTCGGCACGGAGATTGACGTCCAGGAGACGGATTCCAGCACCTACGCCTGGAGCACGGAAGAGGAACTGAGCGCGCAGGGTTACGTGCAGGGCAGTTGGGGGACGGGGACGTTTGCGGAGAGCGCGCCTCTGCCGTGGTCCCCAGGATATGCGGCTCCGGCCCCGGGTGATGCGGTGGGTGGTGCAGCGCGGTTCGGAATTCAGCCGGTGTACGGCTTAGACACGAACGGGGCGCCGACGGTCGCGGTGGTGCTCAAGGGTACAGCGCCGGTGAGTGTGCTGGACACAGGCATCGCGCGTCCGCAACTCGCATGCGTGTCGTCGAACACAGGGGGGACGATTCCGGCCGGTACGTATGTGGTTGGGCTCGCGGCGCGCGACAGCTGCGGATCGAGCTATGAGAGCACGGATTATCTGAGCCTGGCCGTAGTGGTGATCGGAGGCTCTGGAACCGGATCTATTGCGGTGACTGCGCAATGGGGTTCGGGAGATGACGGCGGCGATCTGTTCATGGCGCAAGTGCGGCTGAATGCGTCTGGGGCTGAAATCACTCCAGGGTCCTACGCAATGCACTGGCAACAGACGCTGACCAATATTCAGACCACGGCCACGATTACGAGCTTCAACCAGGCGAGCGCAGGCGGTCCGGACCCTTTGTTCGACCACTTTGTAATCTGGTTGATGCAGGAAATCCATGGGGGCCCATGGGCTCAGCAGGTGCAGGCGCTTTCGCCGGGGATTTCCGGTACGAACGCGGGCTACATCCGATTCGCCGATCCTGTCGGCGGTTCGGGAATGACTTCCGGGCAATGGGATGGCTACGTGCTTTCCCTGTTGGCGAAGGCTGATCAGACGCTCGAAATCCCGGTGCTGAATTTGGCGATTGCGGCCAACGGGGCTAGTAGCGGGGGCGTATTCGTGGTGACGATGGGGCCGGGGGCGGATGGCAATCTGCCGGCGGACGTGACTACCACGCTGGCGGTGGGCGATCTGCTGCTGATGCGGCACAAGGCCACCTTCACGCCAAGTTCGTTCTGCGATCCGAATATTGCCAACGAATACTATCCGAACGGCGCCACGGCGGTGGAAGCGGGCCATGTGGCCATCATGGTGGATGGCATCGATAAAGGCGATCTGCTGGTAGTCGAGAGCGTGACGGAATCTGTTCCGGGTTCGGGACGGTTCGACACGTTCAATATGGCGGGAGCTTGGCAGATCACCCCCAACACGGGGGATCACGTGGTGATTGTGGCCCCAGGTTGGGTGGACACGCAGGCGTCTTCGATGCCGGCGCAAGTGACGGTACCGAACTTGGCTGGCCAGGCGTGGCTGATCGCGGTTCGGACGGAGGATGCGGCCGGGCATAGTGTCTGGGGATGGAATGCGCCAATGGCGGAGATCTACTTTTTCGGCGCCCAGGGCACGCGCACGATCACAGGCGACGCTGCGGGACTGCCCACAGACCGCGTAATCGATGCCTTCATTTCTGCCCCGGCTACTTATAGCGCGCTGCCGTTTTCAACGCTGCCGAATCAATCCTTCATCGTGCGGAATGATGCCTCTTCCACCGCAGTGCTGACAATTCAACTTGCCTCGGGTACCGGATGGCAGGACACATTTGACGATGGAGTGACAACCTCCTGGGCGCTGAATCCAGGAGAGAACAAAGCGTGGACAGTGCCTGGAGCTTAATGCTTTCTGGGTACGGAGTTTATGGATAGCCCAAGACCCTTTGACTGTCAGTGAAGCCTTTATGCGTTCCAGGAATGAAACCAGATTGGTGTCATGGTAATTAGGAAAGCCATCACGACGGGTGGCATGGGGATGCCGGGCGCAGGGGCTGGTGCTCCTACTCTCGTGCGGACGTACACGATCACGGCGCCCACGCTGATCTCGATTGTCGAGGTGGACGGGGACGTGCTGTTCGTCGGCATCACTATGGATGCCACCGGGCACGCGGTGACGTGGGACACGATGTTCGTCGGGGCGCCGGCGGTTCCGACTACTCCGCTATCCGTGACGAATGCCACGTTCGTAGGCGTGGCCGGGAAATGGGAAATCAGCAGCACGAACGTGGCGACTACTGGCGTACCGCCGCCGCCAATCGCAACGGCTACCGCGAGCATCACCGGGTACGACAACCATGGACTGAACGCCACATACCCCACCTTCGGCTTCGCGATCACACTGCCGACCGGAAGCCCCGATTATTCCCATGACCGCTATCTTGAGGTCTTCGCGGTTTCGCCCGGCGGAATCGAGACGCAGATCTTCCGCGACGTGTACCCGTACTCCAGCGCGGTCGGTGGCGTGTTATCCGGCAGCGGGTGGGATATCACCATCCCGCAGACCGGCTCTGCGCAGACCGGCTGGACGGTTCGGATTCGGACGTACAACGAGTATTACACCCCGAGCGCGCCGCAGGACATCACTGGATTGACCATCGCGGCGGGTACCATCACGGCGCTTTCGGCCACAGACGATACGGCAGACAGGTACCAGGATATTGGTGGGGCCTTGCACGCGATTGTGCCGGTAACGCTTTCCTGCTCCAACTATCCGCAGATAGT